GCGGCAGAGGCTGGCTAACTAACTGTGTGTTCCACGAGGATAAAACACCAAGCATGTCCCTTATCAAATTCGATGACGGTAACTGGAGGTTCAAGTGCTTCGGCTGCGGCGTCAGTGGCGACCCCATCAACTACCTCCAGAAGGATAAGGGAATGTCTTTTGTTGATGCAGTTAAATACCTGGCTGGAGAGGCGGAGAAAGCACCAATGAGCCCCAAACCCGTAAAGGTGTATGACTACTATGATGAAAAAGGAGTCTTACTCTACCAGTCCTGCAGATACGAGCCTAAGACATTTCGGCTGCGGCGGCCCGATGAGGATAACCCGGGAAAGTGGCTCTGGGATATGTGCGGTGTGCGGAGAGTGCTCTACCGTTTACCCGATATTGCAGCTAAGCCGGCGGGAACGACCGTCTACTATGTGGAGGGCGAGAAAGATGTTGAAACAGCGGAGTCGAAAGGCCTTCTGGCTACTACTCACGCTGGCGGCGCTCTCAGCTATCGCAGTGAACTGCTTAGCCCTATTAGACATCTGCGGATTGTGGTCATTCCTGACCTGGACGACCCTGGTAAGCAGCTTATGCGGCGTGTCTTTGCTGATGCTCGGGCCGCCAAACAAGAAGTAGGCTTTATCCTGCTGCCGTCTGAGCTTAACGGTAAACCAGTGAAAGACGTAACCGATTACTTTGCCGCTGGAGGGACTAAAGATGAGCTTGAAGCGATGGTTAAATAGTGGCTTTGGCGACGTACTTATCGCTGGCTTGACCTGGGCGCTGTTTGTGAGGATTGCCCTGTACCTTCTTAAGGACCTGTAATGAAGCCGCGTAAACACATCGTCATACCGGATTGCCAGGTACGGCCTGACGTCGACTACAGTCACCTTGGCTGGGTCGGTAATTACATCGCAGCCAAGCGTCCTGACGTCATTGTCAACCTCGGTGATTTTGCTGATATGCCTAGCCTTAGCGGCTACGATATCGGCAAGGCATCGGCAGAGGGCAAGCGGTATGCGAACGACGTAGCGGCTACTCAAGATGCTATGCAACTGCTCATGGCGCCGATTAAGCAGGAGCAGAGACGGCTGCGGCGCTGGAAGCCTGAGTTACACTTGACCCTCGGTAACCATGAGGATAGAATCAGCAGGGAGGCTAGTGCTAATGCGAAGTTTATCGGGACCCTCAAAATCAGTGACCTTCATTATGGGCCGCAAGGCTGGCAAGTCCATCCATTCCTTGCTGTGGCTCAAATCGATGGGATACAGTACAGCCACTATTTTGTCAGCGGCGCCATGGGCCGCCCGGTTTCCTCAGCTGCTGCGTTACTTAGACAGCGCCAAGCCAGCGCGGTAATGGGCCATGTCCAGCGTATTGACCTGGCTGTTCATAACACGACGCAGTTCGTGGCTCTGTTTGCCGGCATCTGCTACTTGCATGACGAGCCGTATCTGACTCCACAGGGCCAGAATACCAAGCGTGGCATCTGGGTACTTAATGAGGTCAAGAACGGCACATTTGACCCGATGTTTGTCAGCTTGGACTTCTTGAAACGGAGGTATTCATGAGAATGAAGGTTGCTAGGAAGCTGCAAGAAGCATTCAATGACATCGCTGACGGCGTCTCTGTCAGCGTCAATGTCGATAATACCAGAGAATACGTAAAGATTACCGCTCGCAGTGAATGGTACGGGGTAGTTCTGGTGCCGCTGTCTGACCTGGCAAATAAGACGGATGACGAGGCGGCGGATACGATGTTTAACGCCGCAGTTAGCGCCGTAAAGATTGCAGTGGAGCAAAAGAATGTCTAAGACCGTCTGCATCTTTGCCGGCGCCAGGGGCAAAGACTACCTGTTTAACGACTGTGCCTGGATTGCGACAGAGCTGGTCAAGACTGGCTGGGACCTTATCTACGGCGGTTCGAGCAAAGGTGTTATGGGAGCTGTCTGCAAGGCTACCGTAGAAGCCGGCGGCAAGATTACTGGTGTCCTGCCGCGGAAGGTGTATGAGCTTAACCACTATGACAAGTCCATTGAGATGCTGGTAGCGGATACGATGGCAGAGAGAAAGTCGCATTTCTGGGACAAGTCAGACGCCTTTATTTGCCTCCCTGGCAGCTACGGAAGTATGGACGAGCTGTTCGAGGTCTTGACGCTGACGAAGCTTGGCTACATGCCGCCGAAGCCGATTGTAATATTTAACAAAGACGGCTTTTACAATCCGCTGATTGACTTGTTCGACAACATGGTCAGTCACGGGCTAATGCCTGACGACCGCGCAGGTCTGGTCAAGTTCTGTTCTACGCCTTGGATGGTACTGGATGAGGTTAACAAGGAGACCACATGAAAGCCGCTAACGAAGACTATCTGTTTAGTGACGAGCTTAAGGGGCTCAAGATTAAGTCGACTAAGTTCACGCCCAAGGAACTCGAACTACATTTTACAGACGGCAGGAGTTTGCTTCTTAGGGTTACCAAGATGGCAGACGGCAAGCACTTACTGGTGCCGTTTACGGTTATGGGAAACTGGTAGTGGAAGCTTCTGAACTGGCCAGGAAGACAGTCGAACGCGCAGCCCGTGACATCGGCATCCGCGAGAAAGGCAAGAATGCTGGCAAGCGGATTGAACAGTACCAAGCCACTGTAGGAATCAAGAAGGGACAGCCCTACTGCATTGCAGCTGTCTGCACATGGATTAAGGAGGCCTGCGCGGAACTGGGAGTTACACACGAGATTCTGTTTAGCCCTAGCTGTATGCGATTCCTCGAGTATGCCAAGAAGACTGGGCACGCGCTGGCGCCGTCTGAGGTGACGCCGGAAACGCTGCCGTGTGTCGGTATCGTAGACCATGGCAAAGGCCTCGGCCATGCCTTCCTGATTGTGGGGATGGACGATTACGGCGACTTGGTTACTATCGAGGCCAATACTAACGGCGGCGGTAGCCGTGACGGTGACGGTGTCTATAACCGCAGCGACAGGAAAATCAGCCAGCTGGCAGGGGTGGTGAGAATTGCTTAAGAAGCCGTCTGCTAAGACCTTGACTAAGTATGGCATGACCGAAGTCCATTGGCATAATCTTGCCTCGCTGCAGTACTTTGTGTGCGGTGTTTGCGGAAAGCTGCCGCCGTCTGGCAGGCTGCATATAGACCATGAACACGTTAAGGGATGGAAGAAATTGCCGCCTGACCAGCGGCGGCGCTATGTGCGCGGATTGGCTTGCTTTCGCTGCAATAGTCAGTTTATGCGGCGCGGGCTAACGCTAGAATTAGCAAAATCAGTTGTGGACTATCTCGAGCAGTATGCTACGTATCTACAGGAGGCTAGACATGACTAAGGAACAGACAAAGGCCTGTCTCGAAGCATCCGTCAGAGCCTGTTACTACGGCGCGACCCGCCGCAGCCGCCTTGGCTGGGTGCTGCGGCAGCATGGCGTGGACCTGCGCACTGCTAACGCCTTTATAGCTGAGGCGCTTAGGGCGAAGCTGCTCGAGGATAATAGCTACGGCTGGATATCGGTTACGCCGTTCATGCTTGGCATTGCGGCGCAGTTTGATACACTGACTGATGGTATGGAATGGAGTGACGCAGGGAGCGGGACGTGAGCCGCCGGAAAGCCCGGCTACTGCGTCAGCTTGCCCGTGACGTAATGGACGACTTCCGGTGCGACTGCATCGACAAGAACGGCAACGAGCCCCGTCGGTGTCCCTGTCGCGGCGATGGAACCGACTATCAGGGCGACGTGCCCAATCCTGTCCGCGGCTGCTGGTACTGCCAGGCGAGGTACGCCCTGAACTACAGGGGTCGGCGCGCAGGGAGCGGGACGTGACTGCGCGGGAGGCGCTACGAATGGCAGCGCGGGAACTCGACGCATGGGCCGATGAATGGGGTCGCGGCCAGGCGGACAATTCCATTCGCGCCGCCACCGCCCTCCGTGTCGTCGCTGACCGGCTGGAGGGGGAGGAGGAACGCGCATTGAACCATCGCCGCTTCTGCGACCTGCAAACGCGGCATGGCCAAGAGATTTACGACAGGACGGGCGGCATGCTCGAACTGCTCGCCCGCCTCGACGCCGACATCCCAGCAACACCCCCCGCCCACCCCGGGCCCGACACAGACGAAAGGACCGAGATGAGCGACGAGGCCGACGTCCTGGACCGCCACGACATCGAGGCGTACGTGCGCGATGCCATCGACGACGTCTTGCAGTACGACGAAGACACCTACTCGCGACACATCGAACCGGCGGTCAAGAAGGCGGCCGAAAGAATCTGCCGCATCCGCAGCCTCCCCAGCCCCTCCCCTGGTGGGGACCCTGGTGTGCTGGTGGAGGCGCTGGAGCGGTTCAAAGGTCGCTGCGCCGTCGTGGACTACTGGATTGTGCATGAGGACGAGGACGAGACGCCGCGGCCGCAGCCGTGTGGCAAATGTGACCTGTGCCTCGTGAACGCCGCTCTCGAATCCTGGCGCCGCTCCCCTGAGAGGACGGCGAGGCTGAGGGACGACGAGCACGCAAGGCAGCTTCTTTGGAGCCTGCTGTCGCTGTCAGCAGAGCAGCCCGTAGTCAAGATTCAGCAACTAATTGCGGACACGCTCGACGCCATCCAGGCCCGCCTCGAAGCAGACAGGAGGAACCGACCATGAGCGACTCCGAGGTGGCCGTGCGAATCTGGCATCTCCTCGACGGAAAAGCGAAAGCAACTGCCGTCGACGCGCTGACGACCTTCCTGGGCAACGTTCGCGAGCAGCACGCCGCAGAGCTACGGGAAGCGGTGGACCTGCTGCGGGAGGGGGCGTCCAACATCGGCTACCCGTGCGTGAACTGGATGAACAACGAGAAGTGCGGCAAGTGCTGGGAGTGCCGCGCGAACGCCCTGCTCGCTCGTAACCCTGGGGGAGACCGGTGAGCGGGCGCTTCGTGTTCTGCAACGTTCGCGACAAGCTGGGCATCCAGTGCGAGCGCGAACGAGGGCACAAGGGGCGCCATGCGTACGACCTGGCGTGGGGAGGGAGTTACCAATGGTCAGGCGGGCTGGTTCCCGTCGCCCGCCGCACCCGTAGAGGAGACCGACCATGAGCAAGCGCGTGCAGCGATATGTTTGCGGCGAGTGCGACCGAGCGTACGTCACCAAGAGCGGCGCCGACGAGTGCGAGGCGTACCACGCCGAAACGGCCGCGGCGGAAGCGAGGGAGAGGGCATGGGAGAAAATCACAGACGGCTCATGGAGGTTCACCATGGAGCAAATCAAGCAGATTGCTGCGCTGGTGAAGTCGTGGGGAGACCGAACACCATGAGCGACGAACGACCGCCTTCCGTCCGCAGCGCAGCCCGCGCGAAGATGCCGCTTGATGGCGCCGACGCCCAGGCGCTTGAAGGCGCACTCCAGCAGGCCGAAAAAGAGTTGTGGCGTACCCGTGCCGAGCTGGAGGCGGCGAACGCGAGGGTTGCCAGGCTCGATTCAGAACTGCGCGGCACGCGAAACACGCTGGACGCGGCCCGCGCCGACGTCTCCCGTATGAGGGAGGCGCTGGAACGGCTGGGCGAAGGACCGGTCACGCAAGCATCGCAGGACACGCGGCGGCGGGTGGCTGAGATGACAAGCAAGTGGCCGGTTGGCGCGGAGTCCGCCCGCCCCCTCGCCGGCCGCGTCGCCCGACACCTGGAGGACTTGCCGGAGCCGGCTCCTACGACGTGCCCGACGTGCGGCGGGAGCGGCGCCATCGATACTGGCGACGGTGACTTTCGAGGGATGCCGCCGCAAACGCGGCCCTGCCCGGACTGCAGCGGGCGCTCTACATAATCTGACTCCGCATCCAGTCAGCTAGGGCCTGCGCTATCCCTGGCTCTAGCCGCGTCTGCAGCAGCCCATGTACCTGCGTCAGGGCATAGGCTATGCCAGCCTCGAATGCGTCATCCCTGTCCCAGCTGCTACGACCGCACAAAAAGCATCGAGGCACCGTGGAATCACCCGCCGGTGCCTCGAAAGATTCGGCGCTTTTGCCGAATAAGTTAGGCTCTGTATCTCTGTCGTTGTCTATCGGCTCAGGAATAGCACCTATGCTACTACTTAGCCTTGGGCGCCTCATGGAACAGAGCAGCCGCGCCAGTTACAGCAGCAGCCACGACTCCATACGCGGCAGGAACGATGCCGCCAGTAACAAGCGCGCCGCCAATCATGCCAACGGCCATCAAACCCTTGTAAAACCAATGCATTGTGTTATCCTCCGAAGTATTTAGCGATTACGTACCCCAAACAAAAGCAAATCAGCCTACTTAGACTCAATCAGAACCTCCCATAAATCGGCAATATGCTTGACGCCGCGGGTTATCTTTTCTTGAGCGTACGCCTTTTGAGCGTCGTCAGCTTCGTCATAGCTGTATCCAATGAGTCTAATGCTTCTTGCCAAGCCGCTGATTGCTGAGGCGACGGTGATAAGCCCTGAGCTGGTAAGCCGTAGCGGCAGCGCTGGTAAATCAGCGGCGATTCTTCCGGAGTAAGTGCTACGGCTGCTTTTGCGACGCTCATTCAAGTGGCATCCTGACTTTGCCGCTAAGCTCAGGCATTATCTCTGCAAATGCCTCGAGCCGGCCGACCCTGGCAAGGGTCTTGGCCTGCGTATCTCTCATTTCCTTGACCTGCTCAGTCAGCAGCGTCAGGGCGTGAACGTTGGCGCCGTAGGCCCTTGCAAGCCCCAGCGCTGCTATGGCGATGGTGACGATGACGGACAGCGCGCTTAGGATTACAGACAGCATTAGGCGGTCCTTTGCCACATACGCAGCGTGATATACGGCGGCAGGCTGGTGCCAGCCGAGCCAGTGAAGGTAGGAGCAGAGTTAGTTCCTGCCGCAGTAACAGTATGGCTATGCCCAGCCAGGGCGCTGCCTGTAAATGTAGGAGCGGCGACGGTGCCAGTGGCTGTAACAGTATGGCTGTGCGCTTGCAAGGCGTTGCCAGTGAACGTAGGAGCGCTGACAGTGCCTGCGGGAGTCCCGGCCGACTTGGCTTCTGACAGCTCTACTGCCGCCGATGTGGTATTGGCCGTAGGAGCCGCGGAGACTGAAATAGGGGCCCTCGAGGTGCCAGTTCCAAACACCGTCGGCGCCAGCATGCTAAGCGTGCCTGTGCCAGAGTTGGCCTTGATAAACGGCAGCTCGTGCTGGTGAGTAGCCAGGGCAGAGCCAGTGAATGTAGGAGCCGAGTTAGTTCCGGCGGGGGTACCGGCTGAGTCAGAGCTAGTGGCGGCGCTACTGCCAGTGAATGCGGGCGCAGAGTTGGTTCCTGCTGGAGTACCTGCGCTGTTAGAACTGGTGCTAGCGCTGCTGCCAGTGAACGTAGGAGCGCTGACAGTGCCAGCAGGCGTAAACGTCTTAGCGCCGCCAGTCTCACCGTCGGCATCAAACTCAGTCTGATTGGAGTCGAAGCCGACAGGGAATTTGCCGGCCCCGAAAGCTACCCATGTGCCGAACCCTAGCAGCGTCGCAGGATTCGTAGACACAGCTGAAAAGAAGATTGAGCCGATTGGCCAGCATGCTGATAGGTTTCCTCCTGCAGGTGCGGGCAGGGCGGCTGCAGGAACCTTCCCGGTTTCGTCAAGGAATGCAGGACCAGCTAGGTAACTCATGGCTGCTACGGATTAACCGTAGCCTGCAGCTGAGCAACCCAGCCCTGGATGGTCGTACCGTCAGCGGCGTAGATGGGAATGTAAGTAGTCCCAGTGCCAGTCAGCGTCAGCTGCCCAGAGCCAGCGCCGACGGTCTTGGCCAATGACGCCGACACACCCAAGCCGCCGTGGGCGATTAGCTTAGTGCCCTCGAGCGTGCCAGCCATGCCAGGCGCCAGATACCGCGGCATAGCCTTCATGGTCAGCGCGTATTCAACAGCATCGTCAGCGGCAACGGTGTCAGGAATATAGAACGCCGTCAACCCTTCGTAGTCAACGGTGCCACCAGCCTGACCAGCAACGTAGACAATGAAGTTAGGCGTGGAATCTGACACGGTGGCAACTGTGCCGACGCCACAGACGAGCTGCCAGCCGGTACCGTTGTAGCCAGCAGGGATAAACAGTGTGCCAGTGCCAGACTCCTCCCAGGTAATACCAGTGGCTAGAACCTCAAAGCACACTGACGGCAGCATTGCCACGGTTGAATGAGCATTAACCCAGCCACAGACAACGAAGTGACCGCCGACGGCCCAAGTATTGCCGTCAACCGCGTCGTGATGGATAATCGTCAGCGTCTGAGCCGTAGACACCAGCCGCGTAGCAGTGCTGTTGCCGTCAGGGCCGCTGACGTTAAGCGTTCTGACAGGGTCTCCGCCAGAAATGCCCCATGCAGACGGAGCCTCGATGACGTTGGCAAACCGCGGCTGCTGAACGCCAAAGCTTCTGGCCGAGCCAGGATGCTTGCCAGTGATTCTACCGTCAGCCCAAGTGGTAACATGCAGCCCGCTGCCATAGGGACCGCCGCGCCATGGGCTGGCCAAGCCGGCGCCCCAGACGTTGGCAAATCGCCAGTTGTCGCCGCTCATGCACGGCCCATCAACAGGGCCAGAGCGGGTAATGATTGCCTGGCTGGCAGGGATGCTGGTCAACTCAATGTCAGCAACGTTGACAACGGCGCCGTCATTGTTACTGACATCATCGGCCGTAACAACGGTAAACTGATTGCCCCAAGCTCGCATTGCAGGCAGCGTAGACAGCGACGTCGGTTGCTCATGCAGCAGGCTGTGTACCTCAAGATATCCAGTCGCGCTTGCCCCCGTCTCATGCAGCATCTCACAGCCGTTGGTGTTGCTGCGATAGATTCTCAGTCCGCTGGCGCCGTCACTTCCGCCGTAGCAGTAGATTGACGCCTGAATACGCGGGTCGTGCGTGACTCTGTCAGCGCTGCCGCCTGCATAGCAGTCTTCAATAATCGGCACAATCGACTGAGTAGCTCCGATGTCGAATCCGTGGAATCCGGCACTTGCGACAGGATTAGAGCAGTTAGTAAACCGCACCATCGCCGTCTGGCCGTAGCATCGTTCCTGGTGAGCACAGGTGCCGATGTTGTTGATGTTGCGGTCGCCGTCGCCTTGCTCGTCCAGAACTGTAATCGTTTCAGCCGTTGCCGAAGTAACCTTGTATGGCGCGTTAGTGAAGTGCGCGTTAGTAGAGAAGAGGTCGAGGATTTCACCGGCGATGCAGCCGTGCGACTGCATGACAACGCTGCCGCTAACAGGACCAGACGGAACGTTAGATGCAGTCTCAGCGTAGCTAACTTCCCAATACACGTTAGGCGATGTTTCCAGCGGCCCAATCATGGCAGTGATGGTCTTGTCTCCGCTGCTGAAGTTAGGGTCTGTGGAGGTAACCTTGATGTGCCCGCCGACGCGGATAGGCGCCCACGGCAACCCAGGATTAGGAATGTGCAGCGTCGTAACGTTGCTGGTGCGGCTGGCAGTTGTCACCGTAAGCCCCGTCGGCAGCGTCACTGTCAGCACTGTGCTAGTACCAGTTCTGGTGCCGTTGGTGACTGTCATCAGGGCTACATCGCCGTTAACCTTGCGGTCGTAATCAACGCCGATTCGATTACCAATGAAGTCAGCAGTGCTGCCCTGCATGTTCTCCATTGTGAATGGCTGCTGCTGGGCCATGCCAACGATGCAGACTCGAGGCAGTAGCCTGTCGCCGCCAGTGACACCAACGTCGAAGTCAGTCTGTACGGGATTGACGAATGGACCGACGCCGGGACTGTCGCCGCAGCCGACAATCTTGATAGGCACATCCAGCGGAATAAACCCAGGCGCAGGGAAGAAGCCTGTAGGCTGGTTAGTGACGTTGACGCGGTCGCGTCGCATCCAGATGCCCTGGCCAGTCACAGGGCCGCCGACAGAGCAGCCAGAGGCAACGAACAAGGTGCCGCCGCCGGCAGCGCGCAGAGCTACCAGGGCATTGTAGATATGCTTGAACGGCGTCTGCCAGCTGGTTCCTGGGTTGTTGTCATTGCCTGACGGCGACACATACATCTGTGTCGCAAGCCATGGAGTAGAACCGCCGCCGCCTGCTGGAAAGAAAGGCATAGTCTAATCCTTAAGGTGCAACGTAGCCGTAGCAGGCGCGAAGAATCTTTACTCCGCCTGCGTCAGTGTTAAAGCCATACGGGAATTGGCGGTTAGTAGGAAAGTGAGTCAGCGTCGTTGACGTAGCTGCTGTTACAACGCCGTCAATGAACAGTTTGATTGTAACCGTGTCAAACGTCAGCATGAAGTCGTGCACTAGACCATCGGAAGCGACGGTAGAATTAATACTAGTAGGCGTGCCGTCGGTAAACTGCAGGTAGTATGAGTTGCCGCTACCTAAGTTGGTCTCGACCATGACTTGACAGAAATGGCTACCGGTCGCGTCAGACGTTCCGACGGCGTTATACGTAGTCTCGTCGTCAACAGCCAGGATGGCCCGGAAAGACACGGCCCATGACTTGGTCTTAGGCGTCTGGAACGTGCTGTTAGCCAGCTTAACAGACGTCGCCGCAGGCACAGCAAAGCCGCCGCCCTCAACGTTAGCGTCATCGGTTGCAGCGACAGTGATAGGGACAGGGTAGTCGCCAATCTTAATCTCGCGGAAGTTTGTCAGCAGCGGGACCTGCGTATGCATCAGGTCCGCTTGAGCCTTGAACCATCCATCATAGTCGAGGTCGCGCAGCTTGAGGAACTGAGCCGCCGTCATTAGGCCAGGGAGCGACGACGTAGCAGCGTTCAGAGCCGCGGTAAACGTAGCAGCATTGGCAGGACCAGTTGCCGCAGTAGCAGTTGTGGCCAGAGTGGCAGTATCGGCAAGCGTTGCCGTGTCAGCCGTAACCGCATGCTCAGCTTCTGTAGCTGTGCCAACGGCCAAGCCGTCAAAGCTATCGCCGTTGGTCGTATACTGAATGATGCCGTCATCATCAGACAGGAGCTTGAGAAACTCTCCGTTAGCTTGCTTTACGAAAACGTAGCTGCTCATTTCTAGCTCCAGCTCTTAGCAAAGCGGCGGACCTTGACAATGCCTTGGCCGCTAGATGGCGTGAACGTGTAGCGAATATCTCGAGCCGTCAAATCAGCCTGAACATACTGGCTGTCTTCGTCAGTGACGGCGGCAATGACAGGGCTAAACTGGCTAGTAATGTCCGTCCAGTCGCCGGCATTGGGAACCTGGCCGTAGACGGTGCCGTTAGTCTCAGGCACGAAGTTGTTGCTGACTTCGATTGACCAATCACCAGCCGGTGGGTCATCAGTGCGAATGACAGTGACGCGGAGTGCATCGTCAAACGTCTCGTCAGCGCCGGGGCCTGCCGTCGTAACAATCACATGGGCCGAAGTGACAGTATCAATGACGTAATCGCCGTCGCTGGTAGCCGAGCCTTCGACGCGAATGGTAGCACCCTCAAGGCCAGTGAACGTAAACTCAGACAGCGTCCAGGTCTTAGTAAGGTCGACAACGTCGTCAGAATCCGAGCCAGAAAACTCAGTCTGGTTGTAGTCAACAATTAGCTGCGCGCCGACAGAATCAAACTCACGCATGTCGTCGCCGCTGGAAACGATGGCGTCAGTGCCGGTAAATGCTTCGTTGATAATCTCGGCGTCGTCAGACTGTCCCTTTTGTCGCTTGGCTCCCATGTTTCCTCATCAATCGGCGTTTAGCGCCGTAATTTCGCTAAGTTATGGTAATTGCTGCTAGCCTGACGCAGCCTCTGCTCTGCCTAAGGCAGTGGAATCAGGGCTATCGGCGGCTGACTGGCGGCTTGGTGGCTCTGCCTCGGCCTGTGCCTGGGCATTCTTCTTGGCCGTAGCAGCCTTGGCCACCATCTGAGCCTTGGCCAGAGACTGGTCGCTGATTGGCGGGCGCCCCCACCAAGCCTTGACTCCGTATTCGACGCGGAACGGCAGCTGAAACGACTTGTCCTTGGCCCTGGCAGCCGTGATTGCCTGGAATAGCGCCGCGTCGATGAACTCAGACAACGTCGGATACACAGCTCGCATAGCCTTTACCTGAGACTGCAGTAGGCCGCCGCAGTGAATCAGATACGGAATGCATTCAGGATGGTCGACTACCTCTAGCACCGACACAAATCGAAACATCTTCGTGTTACTGGGCGTGAGCTGGTCACTGCCGGCGACGGTTTGGTAATTAGTGACAGGGTAGTCGCGCAGCATGGCCTTGATAATCTCTTGGCTACGAACAATCAAAGCAGAGCCAGCCGACATGAAATCGTCTGGAAACTGCTCAATCATGGCCTGGACCTGACCAACGTCCCACCCAAGAGCCAGGTCCTGCAACGTCTGCCGATAATCGTAGGGCTCTGGCTCGTATTCGATGCTAGTGCCGTCCACGCAGACCCTTACGGCTTCGTTGATGCGCTCCGGCAGGTCATCCATGTCGCGCAGTTGCTTGTTACTGATAGTCTCAACCTTGCGGCTAATGATTGCCTTGATGCCGACGGCAGCCATCATCAGTTCTACTGGGTCAACCGTCGGCAGCGGCGCAGGAGGAATGTTCTTGGGTCGGCCAGGATACGCCACTAGAGATTTTCTCCGGCGCCTACGACGGCAGCGTTAGGCACTGACTGCATAGCCGCCAGCTGAGCCTTGGCCCATGGGTTGCCCTGCGCCGCCGCGTTAGTCAGAGCCTCAATCATCGTATTAGCCTTCACTGCGGCCCCTGTAATGGCTCGTCCTGCCATTGGCGCTTTCTCAAGTACCTTAGGTAGTGCCAGTGATGCAACGGCTCCTGGAATATTGCCATGTGCGACCATAAGCCCGGCACCAAGAGCGCCGCCATGGCCAAGCAGATTGAACCCATGACCTTTGAGACTAGTGCCACCGACAGCTTCCTTCTGGCCGCGTTGTTCCACGGCTTTTTCAATAGTCTTGAGTCCACTGTATGTCTTGTTGATTTCCTTGATAGCTGCTACTGCCGCTTTGGCTTCCGGAGCCGCGCCTTCCGGCATCGTTAGATGCTGGTCAATGAACTGTTTCATCAGGGCGCCCATGTCCTGTTTCATCTGACTGGCTTCGCCAGGATTGAGCGGGTTAATGACCTGGCTGCCGCGCTGTTGCAGCCGTGTCACCATCGCGCGCACGTCTCGCGTAGGGACTAATACGTCCTCAATCATCTTGTGATTCTTGAGCCCCATCTGCGTCAGCCGCTCTTGCGCAGCCATCTGAGGCGCCAGCTCAGGGGCCCATGCCTCGAGCGCAGAATTCTTGATGTCCTGGACAGCGCGGATGTACTGCTCGTTAAGGGGCGACTTCTTGAGAGACGCTACTTCCTTGTCCAGAAACGTCACCATGTCTTGCATAGAGACGCCGCCGGTGACTTTGTCAACCATGTCGTAGTGCTGGTCAAGCTGGCTTCCGACTTGGTTAAGCCGCTCCTCGAGAATCGGGAGCACTTCCTTGGCAGGCTTGCCAATAACGTCAGACAGCTTTATTGCCTTGGTAGCACCTTCTGGAACAAACGACTGAGACGCTGCATCAATAACGTTGGCTTCGTTGTTAGCCAGCGCCTTCTTTGCCGTCATAGTGGCAGAGCCGTGGATACCTTCGCCCTCTGCAATTGACTTTAAAACAAGGTCCTTAGCCTTTTCAGGAGCCTTAGAGATTGCATTAGACAGTCCCTGCGTGGCGCCGCCAATGACAGCTCCAGCGGCTGCCGCCTTAGCCGCATCCATTGCCACGCCGGCAAAGTCCTGCTTGTCTGAGCTGCCGATACCGGATAAGCCGCCGGCTAGAGCTGCCTTGCCAGCTGCAGTTGCGATTGATGCTCCCTTGGCAATGTTAAGGCCAGGAACCACGCTGGTAGCAGCGCCGCCAACCAATTCGCCGCCGAGGTAGAAGCCGCCGTGGGCTTGCCTAGCAGCTTCGTTGGCAGCTCGAGACTCGTCACGGATTTGGCTGTAGCTTTTGTCGCTGAACAGGCTGCCGATGGCGCCGGCAATCTCGTCTGAGAATCCCAGGGTAACGCCTTGGAGTGCGCCACGGCCAAGGGCTTCGGCTCTGCCTGGCTCAGTCAGCTGCGTAGCCGGTGCGCTGCCTGCGATGGTGCCACCAGCTGCCAGGGCCTGCTGCAACTCCGTCGGCTGGCCGGAGACTTTGCCGCCAGCGGCTAAGGCTAGCTCGAGGTCAGTCACTTGACCCGCTTGCCGCTAGCGTCGAATTCCTGGACAGTGCCGTTAGGCATATGCACGACAGTGTTCTGTCCGGCGGACGGCGCAGGAGCCGCAGTTGGCGCTTGTCCTGGCGCCAGCACTGTCTCGTGCTTGCCGTAGTTCGGGAAGCCGCCAAAGGTAGACCGCTCATGCTGGGCAACCATGGCCCTGGCGGCAGGATTCTGCGCAATCAGTGGATTGGTGTCTACTGCTTCGTGGTAGGTCTTGTTAGCTTCGCCAGCCATCGATGTGATTTCGTTGTAGCCTTGCTGAGCAGCCCCAAGGATTGCCTGCTGCTGCGCCTTGGACGGCAGGCCAGTACGAAACTTCTCGAGCACCTGGTCAACGTTATCGTTGGCGCCGGCAGCGTGGCCCATGTAGAGGTTGTACTGGGACATTATGGCAGCCTTGCCGGTGTTGGTCTTGATAGCCGAGTCAACCAGTGCCACCCAGTTAGCCGGGTTGTTAGGATTGTCCTGGATGGCTTTGAGTTTGCCGCCAAGCTCGCGCTCATGAGCAGCCAGGCCAGTCTTAGGGTCATTGACGTATTTGTATTGACGGTCAAGCTGATTGACAATCTGAATAGCCTGGCCCGACGCCTGCGCAGGAGTAAGGTAGCCACCCTGAGCTGCTCTGGCTCGAGACTCGGCGGCGTTACCGCGGGCTGCCTCTGCCTGGGCTTCCTGCAGCATCATCTTGCTACGCAGCTCGCGCACGTCCATCTTATCCTTGATACCCTGCTCACTGAGCTTGGACGCCATAAACTTGGTGGTAGCTGCGTCGGCGGCACCCTTGGACTTATCGGCCACTTCCAGCACATGGTCAGCCGCTGCCTGCATCACATAACTGTGCTGGTCTTTGAGATTGAGCAGGTCCTGCGCATACTGCAGCCGCGTCTGAGTATTCAGCTTCCCTTGCGCCTCTGCATACTTGTAGAGGTTGTCAATCCGCTCCTTTTGATTGTGAAAGTATTGGTCAATGTTATGCTGAATGTTATTAAGCGCTTCGTTATTAGTACTGCCAAGTAAGCCGGCGCCAATGCCAGCCAGTGCTACGGAGATGGTCGCTCCTACTAGTTTGCCTGTGCGTCCCTTCCAGAAGTCAGGGATAGTGGCTTCTTTGGCCTGTTTGAGATTAGCTGCGTCGATAGCGTCAAGGGCTTGGTTGTGCTTCTGAATTTCCTGCTGCTTGGCAATCAGCTCTCCAGCCAGTGCTAGCTTTTCCTTGGACTGTTCACCACGGGCTGCGGCGACGTCGGCGGCCCCCTGCTGCTGGGTAGCAGCCAGGTCAGCGGCGGCAGTCTGTTGCTGCGCCTGTGACTGAGCAATCTGCTTGTCAAACTGCTGGACTAGCCCCGGCTGCGCGTGTGAATTAGCGTGCGGCTGCTGGGACGGCGCTGGAGCCTGAGGGGCGATATTAGCGGGAGCAGCAGGCGGCGGAAGCGGATTGAACAGCGACGGTACCGGCGCAGGCTGCGGCGGCGGTAAAGCGCCTGCTGGATTAGGCGCAAACCCCGGCGGCAGCGGCGCGCCAGGGATAGGGGTAGTGCCGGGAATTGGCTGCTGAAACTGCGGCACAAACCCCGGCGGCAGTGCCTCCGGATTCGGCGTAGTCAGTGCTAGTGGTATGCCGGTAGTTGGGTCGATATCGGCCAAGGCTAACCGCCGTCTTTGCTGCTAGTATCTGGCTGCCTTCCGAAATAAGCAGCGCCAGCTTGGCCAAGCCCCTGTAGCAAGGCTCCAGCTCCCTGCATGCTGTTACGCTGATTGGTTTCGCCAATAGCATTGCCAGACGCAACCTGTGCGTATCCCAGTGCGTTTTGACTGCCAGAGTTGTACATGTTGGCGCTGGCTTGCTGCATACCGGCGGCGTTAGCGCCGTAGGCAGTGCGGGCGTCAGCGATTTCCTTAGCCCTGGCCATAGCCGCCGCCTGATTCATAGCCGTCTGAGCATTGCCTGTGTTGACAGCAGCGCCGTAGCGGGCCAGGGCCTGGCCAGGGCCGCCGATGCCGGCAGCCATTGACTGCTGCTGCTGCGCAATGGCTCCCAGCCCCTGCTGGAGCTGCAGTTGCGCCATCGACGGGGCCGTTCCGTTCATGACGGCTTGCAGGTATTGGCCATAGTTCTGCTGCGCAGCATATGCCTGAGCCTCCCTGCGTCTAGCTTCCTGCGCCTGTACCTGTTCAAGCGCATACTGCTGTAAATATTGCTGATTATCTACACTGCCAAACAGCGCGTCAGTAACCCCAGACAGTAAGCCAGCCGCCATATAAATCGGCTTTTAGAGAAATAAGGTTGTGGATACGGATTTTTGTGATAACGTCTAAGGACAGGCATAAGCCTGGGTCTTAGCAAAGGACAGCAAATGAATCTTGCATGGCATTTTGTGGCAACCAAGGACGGCAAGCCGGTACTGCGCGACGGCAGGCCGCTGCCGGCCGCCTGGCAAGAGCACAGAGACAAAATGAACACAGTGCTAGAGTCTATGCTGCTCAACGCCATGGACGTGTCGCTGTGACTCCGTCGGCTGTGACCGCTGCCGTTGCTGCCGATGAATTCATCGCCGTTGTGCAGGCTGACGTGGTTGAGTGGCCTCGGCTGTCGCAGGCAGTAAGGCTGGAGCGGGAGGCTGCTACGGAATACTACAGCGTCTGGAAGCCGCTTGACGGTAACGAGACGGCGATATTCTACACTCTCGAGGCTGCCGAGAGATACGCCATTAGAAACGACTGCTTTATCGACCGCAAGCCGATTCTGCGGCAGTTCTAGCCATTACTAATCTGCTGGGTGCTGCGGTTGATGCCGCTACGACTATCTACCGCTACTAGAGCGCCGATTACATCCAGCTCAAAGCTGTCGCCAGGGACTTCGATACCGGTAAAGTCGGCGTCCACAACCAAGCCGTAGCTACTGGACTCTTCTACCGCTGGATACAGGTCAATCACATACGGCTTTGTTGGGTCTGGCGTATAAAGCTGCATGGTAGTGGTGACGGCGTTAGGGTTCTGGTCAGGGTAGCTAATCGACACAGCCAGATTATGCGTGTCTTTGTATTTGCCGCGCAACTGCAGCTGACGCAGTCGCTTGCATCCAGTGACGTTGGCGAAGTTAAGTGACGCCATGGTAAAGCCCAGCGGCGTACCAAAGTCGTCGCCGGTAATGGTGTCGTGAAACAGGCTGGTGTCGTAGAAGCCTACGCACTGGTTATCCTGGAAGTAGACGACGCCGTTAGATACAGTCGCATACTTGGCAAAGACAGTGGCCGGAAGAATCCAGCGGCTCCAGCGCTTAGCTATCTGGTCATACACAAACCAGTCAGTTGAGTTTGTCAGGACATGCAGCCGCTGCTTTGAGTCTACAGCCATAGCCGTGATAGTCTTACCGGTCAAGGTGTCGATGTAGTCCTGGCTAGTCCATTCGTCCTGCAGGTTCCGGGACAGATACCATACGCCGCCGAAGTTGCTGGAATAGGCTACGCCGCCGCGTACGGGCTGGACAATGCCAGTGCAGCCGCCTTCGAGCGGCAGCCGCTGCCAAGCAGGAATGTTGCTGAGCTGGCCGTTATTGAGCGGTGGCCTGAACGCCGGCAGATACCACTTAGAATCCAAGGCAAATCCAGCGAGGAATGACTCGAGGTTGCCAAGCGCCGTAGGCTCAAACGGCGCAGGAACGCGGAACAGCGGCGTATACCAGTCAGCCTCACCTTCTGAGATTTGGCCACTGAACCAAATAGCGCCGTCGTAGGCATTGAGCCAATCCCGCTCCTGCCAGCCTGTGGCACCGTTATGGAAAGCCGGCGGATGAAACCGCGGCAGGCTACCGGCGTCGGTGTAGAGCTTCTCAGCAGATGCAACTACCGAGTCTTGGTTTTCATCCTGATACAACCAGGTAAACTCGTCAGGGAATGTAAAGCCAGAATCATTGCTAGTGCTGATTGGCTCAGTAGCATTCGGCGCCAGGTCATCGGTAATCTTGTAGTGCGCCGTCGTCTGCAGCCCGTTCTGAATACAGGTACGGTAGATTGACAGCACCACCATCGGCCGGTTACTCAGGCCAAAGTGGCTGGTGTAGTTCAGATTGGTACCGTCTGAGCCAAGCGGCACCGGCAGACGTCCGACTATGGTGATTGAGTCATTGTCGCCGGTCAGTGTCACTTCCAGGGGCGGAGATGGCGCCGTCCAGATGCGTTTGCCCTTACTGTCAATGGCCTCGAGGCAGGCAACATAGCTATAGGTGCCGTTCTTAGTAAGAGCTGAATTGCTTGCTTCCTGTTCGCTGTACAAAGACGGCTGTTCAAGGCCTACCAGGATACCAGCCTCGACGAAGTTACCGCCGTCGTACGTGGCTGCCATTGGGCCAGGGATTAACTGGCCATTCATCAGACCGTGAGTAGCAAAGCTGATATCAAACTGCTTGATACCGATGACAGCAGCGTCGATTGCCGAGGTAGAGACGTTGCCGCCAATCGCCGTAGCTGACTGCTCTGTGACTGTGACGGCGCGAAAAGGGAGGTCAGTGGTGTTACTAAGGTCTGACCTGATACATGGAGTAGAGACGTGCAGCAGATACGGATTCTGATTCCCTAGCGTAGTCGCTGCAGCTTCCCTGCGCCAGTCTGCGTAGGCCAAGCCTAGTTCGAGGTTACCAACCTGCGCCGTCGTAATTTCAGCCAGCGGCGTCAGAAACCACTGCGGCTGAATCTGTACACCGACGGCAGCAGCCTTGAGAATGGCAACGACTTGAACTCCGGTATCCAGGCTTTCGCTTCGGACGTTGCCGCTTGTTGATGTGACAGGAACAGTATGGACGGTATGCGAATCAACAATCCCAGTGATTTTATACAGCCCGTTGACGCTCGAATGCGTAGCAGACGACACGCTAATGATGGCGTTTTGATAGGAATAGTCAAACGTCACCGATTGGATATAAAACGTATATGGCGTAACTCCCAGTTGCAGTACCAGCTCAATGCTTGGAAACGGCGGCGTCAGGTGTTGAGCTACGTTAGTTCCAGACTGAGTCGCGTCAACCTCGAGAGACGTGCTGCTTGGAACGTCTACAACGTCAAATGTGCCGTTATTCACAGCAACGGTATCATCCGTAACCCGCAAGCTGCTGAATTCATCGGCATCGCTAAACGACCCAGCGCCGGAGAAAAACCACACACTGGGCTGCGCAGGAGACACGGCCGCGGTGGCTACGGTCGGAGACTCGTTAACCTGTGACGTCAGTGTGGCCCAGACGCCGCCTATGTCACCAGTAGAATATGGGTTAGGGTCATAAGAAATGCGAATGACGTCGAAGGTGCCGTTGTTGCCAGAATTGGCAGCGCCACTGACGGTGACAGTACCGTTTTCAAACAGGTCCTCAACATCAGTGGGAACCATGGTGTCGAAATCTGGGAAAGCGTAGAATACTGTGCCGATGATTTCAACCGTGCCGCTGGTAGTGAAGTTGCCAGGGGTGATTGTAGCGTTCTGACGGCTGACAGTTGGCGTGTAAGCGATTGTAGAGCCCGTGTAATGGTACACGTCCCACGTCGTATTGGCACCGATGCTGGCGCCAGCGCTTAGCTTCATGATAGCGCCGCCGTTGTTAGCCGGAAACAGCGCGTTTTTGAACGTCCATTTCAGGATGGTAGTGCCGTCCGGAACATTGATTACCCCAGCGACTGGAGTAGTCACTTGTTCTACCTTGTCAGCGGTGCCGCCGCCGTCAATGTTCTTGGTAGACATAGCTAGCCAGATTGGTATCTGCGATAGAGGCCTAGGTATCCCAGTGGCGCCATACGTTCCGCCGCCTGTTATGTCAAGTTCCTGCTCAGGACTACCAATGAAGTAATCGCCAGACGTAAGCGTTACATTCTCTGACGACGGCAACTGAAAGCCGCCGCCGGATTGGTAATACGTCCAGGCGTAGTAGTCGCCGCTGACAGCCAGGGCGCGGCTGACCTGGCAGACTGAGTTAGTCTGACGCAGGAACGTCGTGGTGTTGTCCCATTTGCAGCGGTAGCTCTTAATATACCTAAGCGCAGGGTCAAACGCCGCGCCGTAGGTCGTGGCCACAGCAGGAACGCCGAAGCTGACGACCATGTTTTTATGAACAACGTTGTTATCCGTTGATGGCTCGCTAAAGCCAATCAGCGTGTCAGGAGTGACGGGGATACTGACGCCGAAGTCATACTCATGGACGCTGACGTAGTTGCCGGTGCTGAGAGAGATTTTGTACGCCCACAGCCTGACAGTGTCACCCTCACCGAAGTTGGTAGTGATGAGGTAGTTTTCTGAATCCTGAAAGTTGGTAGCCCATGCAACGGGGCCGTTGCAGTGGATGTTCGTGTCAGTGTTGGTATCGATTGTGATGGTGCCGGAATCGTAGCTACAGGCGGAAAACTGCACATGGTCATCAGCGTCAGGGTCATCGTCAGCCGGCTGAGCAAGCAGGACGGTATCAGTTCCGCCCTTATACTGGATATCCCAGTAACCAGGCTCATAGTCCCACACCATGTCTACATGATTCGTCGCCAGCTGCTTGCCGTCAGTGTCGTAGACAAAGATGTTGATGCGCGGGTTGCCGCCGTTGTGGTCGGTGGCGAATATCCAGAACTGCGTCCCGTCATTGGTGACTCTGGCCATTGTCCTGTTACCCGCTGCGCCGCCCGCTTGGACAACGAATGGCTTTCTAACCCAGGCCCCTGACTCGGACCGGAAGCCTGCCACTACATTGGTAATGCTAGTGCTGCTGAGGTTGCTACCCTGGGTCACCTCAGTCCAGACACGGCAGTGGACGCCGCCAAGCCAGGACTTGTCCGGCGCCTGCGCCACTGACTGCGCCGAATACACCGGCCGCGCAGTGGTCTTGTTAGTTAGGACACGAGACGTAGCGTAATTGGCCCAGTCGGTGCCGTCGTCTACTCGAGGCACGCCAGCCACGATAGACATAGGGGCGCCGTTCTCAACAGTGCCAAGCAGCTTAGGCCCTAGCCACGACAGTGTCTCGGTAGCTCCTGAGCCGGCGGCGTGGCCAGTGGTAGGCCGGCTATGGAAGCCATTACGCTGCTTAAGATTAAGGTATTGCGGCTTACTGGGATTGGCAGGGTCGAAATGCTCGAATACGCAGTTGCGAAGGTCAGTCAGCCGGCCAACGCCGCCTTGGCGGTCTGACGGCAGCTGGTCAGGGCCAATCGGGAATACATCGACGGTAGTATCGCGCAACGGCATTAGCTAAGCCAGGGCAAGCGTTCGTTTACTCAAGATACCAATCCACGCCATCGGCCACAAACAGGGCTGCAGCGTTAGCTAATGCTTTACTAGCCCCAAAGCTGCAGACCTTGCCGTCCTGGCGCTGGACAGTGGCTGTGTTGGCGCCGTTGGCAAGGACGCCAATGACACGCTTAGTCGACGGCGCAGGCAGGCCCACAGTCAATGGCCCAGCGGTTGTAATACAGACTACATGTTTATCGGTGTCTTTGACAGCGTAGCTCTTAGTTCCACTGGCGGTGTCAATGCGTACGATGCCGTCAGGTTCAGGCTCAGGAACTTGGCTAAAGCCGCGCTCCACCTCGACTTGTACCTGCTGCAGCTCAGGGTCTTTGGTAGAGACGCGGCTATACTTGATGGCCACGTGAATCGGCTTTTAGCCGCTCAGTCCAGGCAGCCTAGCATTATCAGTACCTTGATGACTAGCAGGGCCGCTACCAGGACCACGGACGTGACAGCAGCGGCTATCAGCAGCCTTTCACGCATTGGCGTCTGCTGTCGCGTCTGCCGCGATAGCCTCGTCGAGGTCCATTTGGCTGAGTTGGGACTTACTGTCCAGGGGCTGGAGGCTGCCGCGAGGGCCAATCAGTATATACCGCTCGATGCGGCCAACGGCAGTAGCAAGCAGGACCGTCCGCGTACCCTTGAGCTTACGCAGCTCCCAGTGGCTGTAGTCCTGGGCCTTGCCGCCGCTGTCCCGTTGCAGGATTAGCCCTTTCAGGTCACCGACGATAAACCGCTGCGTCGGTGTCAGCGGCGACTTCTGCGGCGGCTTTCGCTCCTGCAGCAACTGGTGGATAGCCTTGACGATGTGAGCCTGATTCGCGATGACGTTGGTCTGTGGCATTGTATGTCCCCTTTGTTTAGCGGCAAAAGCGCCGTTGAAGGTGGATTTATATCCGGCTGTGGATAGACGCAAGTGGTTAAATGCATGAGTTGTACAAATCAGTAGTAGACTCTACCGTCATAGCTACTGAACAAACGTCACGCGAGATAGGCGCTTGATTTAGTGGCGGCGGTAGCCGATACTTAGGACATGAACGAAGACGAATGCAAGACAGGATGTGGATGGGTAGCCAGCCAGTGTCATTGCCCACAGGAGCTGCTCCCGGACATGTCAGACGTCATGGCCACTATGGGACGTGGCAGCCTGCAGCGGCGGATTCAGCTACTGGAACAGGCACTGGCGGCAGCCGAAACCGTACTTGACCAGATTGCCAGCGACAACACAGGTGCCTGTGACAAGGCTGACCGAGTACTTGGCAGCATCCAGCGGATACTGCGTCGCTAGAGGCTGTCCCAGAAGCTACGGCCGCTAGACAGCGGCGGCTGAGTAGGCTCTTCCTGGCGATTCTGCAGCATCTGGTCTACGCGCAGTTTCTGGCCGTTAAACCGCCGCTCGAGGTCGGCCACGTCCTGCTGCCTGGCTTCCCTGATGGCGATACTGGCGCCAAGCTTGAGATAGACGGCCCATGGGTCGGCGTAGTCAGGCAGTGCGTTTACGGTGTCGATAGGCTGGTAGGTGTATGTACCGGTACCGGCGGCAGGGCCAGTGAAGCCGACGGTGGAGACCAGGTTGTCGCAGCTGGCGGTAGGTTCGCCGAAGCCTTCGCTGACCAGGCCAATCTCTACAATGGGATAGTCGCCTGAGAAGCTCGTATTAGGAGCGTCGAAGTCCAGGCTCAGAATAACGCTGCTGTCTTCGGGAATGTTGGCGTTAAAGTCGGCGTTAGCAAGTGACCAGCTGCCGCTGCCGGCAAGGCTGCCAGTAGGCGGTACCGACGGATGGTCAGCCGCGTCCAGAGCGAAGGTAACGGTGATTGGCTCGAGCAGCTTCTCTGCCATCGGCGTGTAATAGAGTTTGTAATCACCTGCGCTGGAAGCAGCAGGAAACACCGTCAGCTGGTTGTTATTGAAACAATACTGCCGGTCAGTGGCCATGATGCCGCCGCCGATGTTAAGAACGCTGGCGCCGAGGTTATTGCGGTTAAGCCAGTTGTCAAGGTATCGGACGGACTGCGGCCGTGGCAGCGACGGATTAAGCTCGAGGCCATTACCAAGTTGGAAGTTGCTTGGCAGGTCTACTGAGTTGCCGCCGACGCCGCCGGCCAGTGTAAACTCAAACGTCTCAATGCTGTAGTGCTGGTTAGCAGCTACAAAGCGGTCATACAGCTCAGCCCATAGGTCACTAACAATGCCGCCGATGTCAGCGTCAGTGTAGAGCTGATTGGCTAGTAAGCCGCTAAGCAGCCGGATGTCAGAGACTAGTGTGGTAAGCAGCGTCGCCACTGCTTAGTTCCTTAGTGGTCGCCAGTAAGGCGCTGAAGCTCGAGGGTAACGTTAACAATGTCGCCAGAAGTAACGGCAACGGCAGCACCAGTGTCATTGCGGATACACTGGAACGTAACCAGCGGAGACGTAGCGTCATCAACGTCTTCGACAATGACGTCGCCCGTACAGCCGTGGCTAGCATCATACGTCGCCTGCGTCACCATGAAGGTGCCACGGATGAGCCGCACATACGAGTCAGCCAGATTGAACGTGTACTTACCAGTTGCCGCAAGCGATGCCGGCGTAGTTCCGTCAAGTCCATCCGCCAACGTAAAGTCAGCGAATGTAGTAGGAACTGCGCCAGAGCTGCCGGCTGCAAACTTAATGTCCAGGACGACGCGCCCGGGCTGGAAGGCGCCTTCGTCCTGGTTAATGTAGCGGTCCATGATGCTCCTTAGGCGCGGATGGTCAGCATGCCGTTGTGGCCGGGGGCGTCGCAGTAGACGATGCCCTGGCTGCGGTACTTGGCCACTGCCGTGTCATCACCAGGCACCTCAACAACAGGCGAGCCATTCGCCGTTGCCGGCACAAACGGCTTGTTACCAGGAGCCGCCAGCACCCAAGATTCCTTGGTAAGAACCGCGACAAGCGTCGGGTCCCAGTTGCTGGAGCCAACCAGGTCCATCGGACCAGACGGGCCATTGATGCGGACGGTGCGGAAGAAGACGTCAATGCCAGGGCCTTTGACGGTGCTCTCCACATAACGCCGCTCGGTCTGAAGCTGCGCCTCAATCTTGCCCAGCGTAGAAAACGCCATGACGCAGAGATTGGGGTTGGCGCCAGGCACGTCAGCAATGCCGTAAGCAAGCTGATTGATACCCTCGAGGATACCGAGGTTGCTGCCGTCAAGGTAGAGGCCAGCCAGCTTAGTTTCATTGGTAGAGCGAGTCACGCCAAAGAAGCTGCCGCTCGTGGGACGGCTAGCAGCCGGCGGAATCCAGCCGGGGATGCCAGGCCACACAACGGGGCTGGTGCTAGACGCCATCGTGCCCTGCAGGCCGAAGACGTGCGTGTTAGTGGGCGTCCAGCCGCCAGCGGCGCTGACGGTAATCTTCTTGGTGGACGAGTTGACAGCCGTAACAGTAAAGCTGCCAGAATCCAGCGACGCGCCAAACGGCAGGTCCTTGGAAACGTAGGTGGCGCCGACGGTAATACGATTGCACTGCTGCTTGGACTGCAGCGTCAGCACGTACGGACCGCCGCCAGTGTTGCTGACGATGTAGCCAACGGTGCCGCTGCCGTCGCCGGCAAGCGCCTGGTCAAACTGCATCTTGCAGGAGTCCATCGCCGTCTGCGACTCATCCAGCAGGAGGTCAACAACGGCGTTGTCATCGCCCTTGGTAAAGGCAGCCTGGTCAAGCGGAATAACGCTAAAGCCGTAGGTCTTGTACGGCGTAACCACGAATGCATCGCGGCCCGCGAGAGCAGCGTTAGCATAGGCCGTAGACGCCGTGGCCGACTGGCCCGCGCCGAGGTCACGCTTGAGCGGCACCTTCTTGGCATCGCCGGAAACCTCTTCCTTGCGGAAAAGGCCAATGACGCTGGCGTACTGTCCGCCGAAAGCCATATTCTCATACGCTCGCTCCAGGTCATTCCGGAGCAGCGTATCAACGTTAGCGTTAAAGAAAGCCATAGTTTATCCTGTAGTTACTTTCGGTTAATTCGCCTGACGGCGGGCCAGCTTAAGCTCCTCCAACGTCGCAACCTTGCCAGTCTTAGCTGCCGGCGTTACGCCAGCTCTAGAACCAGTAAATGTCAGCGTCGGTTGAGTCACCTTCGGTACATCATTCGGCTTTTTGGTCGCCGGCACTGCCTTGGCCACCGCCATGTAAGCCTCTGCAGTAGCCTTATGCTGCGCCTCTGCCTTAGCTAACGCCTTGATAATCAAGTCATTCTTAGCTTCCATTGAAATGTCCTGGTCCTTGTTAGCCTTGATGGCAGCGGCGTAGTCTGGTTCGGCGTCGGCCAATGCTTTGGTAATCCATTCCTCATTGCTTGCGAGGTATGGAAACTCAGTAGCCTTGGCTTTAACGTGGTCCACAACAGACCGCCGGCCCTGCTCCTTGGCCGCTTCAGCCGCTAATTTGTCTGCCGCCTCAAGCCGCTTGTTTACGGCGTCAAGCTGCTCTTTGAGCTTGGCCACTTCCGGGTCAACAGGCTTATCCTCCGGCTTTGCCGCTACCGGTGTAGGCTCCTGGCCAGGGTTGATAATCTGCTGAACAGCGGCGTCAAAGCTAAGGCCAATGTCTGACAGCGCTTGGATTGCGTCGTAATGTTTGCCAGCCTTAACCAGCGCCTGGACTGACTCAAGCTTCTCAGCAAACTTGGCTTTGTCAGCCAGCGTCTTGGCCTGCGCCTCAGTCTCTGCCAGCTTGGCCGTCAGCTGGCCAACGGTGTCAGCTTCCTTGGCCTTAGCCGCAGCCGCTGCCTGCTCGGCAACGACTGCAGCAGCGGCTTTGTCAGCCTCAGCCTTAGCCGCTGTTTCTGCCGCCGTGGCTGCAGCCTCATAACGAGCCGCCTTGACGGCGTCGGTAGTGACGGCAGTCGTAACAGGCTCTGAATTAGTAGCAGGCGCAGCCGTTGACGTGGTAACGGCGGCAGCCGGCGCAGGCGTAGCGGTCTCGTTGGGGTCGATGCTGTTCATTGTTCATCCTTAGCAGTAGCGAATACCGTTATCCCAAAACGGCAGCTCAATTGGACGGTAACCGGGTACAGGCAGATTAACGTTCGGAATAGCAGCCAGAGCCTTTGTCAAGGCTTCGCGAAGTTCCTTGTTTTCCTGCTCAAGCTGCTTGATTCGTTCTTTCTTTTTCACTGCCTATCCTTGTGGTGCTGGAAACGCTGGCGGCGCAGGAGCCTGGCCAGGTTGTAGGTTTGGTAGACCGGGAATTCCTGCCGGCGCAATCGGAGGAGCGCCAGGAGCTGCGCCACCGGGCGGCATCGCCATAGCTTCTGGGCTGCCAGGCGCAGGAGCCGGAGCCATCGCCCCTTGCATCGCGGCGCCGGCAGCTGACTTCAATTCGTCCAGGGCGCTGATGTAGCGCAGGACCATGTCAGTGCGGTCCTGCGGCGTCTTAAGCGTTCGCTCGTAACAGTACCTGGCCTGCGCTGTTTCCATGGCTGCGTCAACGTCAACCCAGGGCTCAGGCGGCTGATACTTGCCAGTCTGAATCATCTCGTCAAGCTGCATCTCAATGAAGTCTTGAGCTGCATTAGCCAGTGACTGATAGCCGTCAGTGTCTGGCACCTGCTCGAGCCGCATCTTGGTCTGCTTGCTGATTGCGCCTTCGGCGTACCAGGTCCTAATCTGCTCCTGTCGCACAGCAATTGACTGAGACAGCCGGCCGACAGGGAATGGCCGTAGATAGAATTTCTTCTCATCCCAGTTGAGGCTAGCCCAGTCAATGAGCTGCGCCTGGCGGCCAGGCAGCGTAACCTTGGGCTTGGAATCTTCGGAGGCTTCGATAATCAGGTTGCCAATCTGCTCAACGAAGTCCTCCATGTGCTGGAACAAGTCGGCATGGGCTGCATCGTCCAGCTCATCAATTAGGTTAACGGCCTTGCCGCTGATTGCCTTAGGCCTGGCACCCTGCATCTGCTGGTCATTGAGCCGGAAGACTTCTTTGATGCGGCGAATGATTGACTCCTCATACTGGAACTGCTCAGGAGGAGTAGCCATCGGAAAGTCAAACTCTGGCTTGGTACCGGTGTAGTAGTAAATGCCGTTAGACTTGTCGCCGAGTTTGCCAGGGTCAACGTTGCTGCCCTGGGCAATGCCAATCCGTGGCCAAGCAGCGCGGCGGCGGTTTTCCCAGTTAGCCGCCATGGTCCTGTCAAGCTCACGCTGGAGCCCAAGCGCCATTTCCGGCATGCCCTGGCTGAAGTAGCCAGTCGGCATGAGCTTAAACGGCAGCCTGGCAATAGGCGCGTGGTCGCGCAGCCATTCCTCACACTTCAGTGTGTAGTCGCCGACGGCGATAATGTGGTAGCCAGGGATTTCGTTGCCGTCGGTGTCTTTCTGGCAGAAGCTCCAACCCTCGCGCAGGACAATAACATCCGTGTAATCAATGTCGCCGCCGAAATAGAAGCCGTTGTTTGACTTAGGCGCACGCTTTACAGCGTCCACGGCCTTAGGGTCATTCTTGATATACGGCTGCTGCAGCATCTCCTTGCGGCTGACAAAGACGCGGATGCCGAGACGGCTAAGCTTGCCGGTGTTACATTCGTTTTCGTCAACAACGATTTCGTCGGACAGAATCCGCGTAGCCGTAAGGTGGTTGTTGACGCCGTTGTCAATCTTTAGGAAGCCGTCGCCCCAGATACGGGAGTCGAAGCCGCACAGCTCCACCATTTCCCACAAATGCAGAGAGTAAAACACTGCGTCCATGTACTGGGTAAGCGACCGTGCATCGAAGCGGGTAGTAAAGTCGCCGTCGATGGGGCAGACCTGCAGGAAGGGCCGGCTCTTGTAGACTCGATTGGCCAGCGCGTCATTGCACTGGGCCAGGACGTTGTAGCGTGGTGCCTCGAAGATGGCGCGGCTGTAGATATTGGCGGCACCAGGGCGGGCTGTGCTGCTGTAGTTGTAGCCGATAGGACCGGTTGTTCTCCCGGTCATATACCTATAAAAAACCAGCGAAGCCCAACGCTTACTCCAACTGGTATTTTCAATTCCATCCATCCAATTCCGCAGTCGTCTGCCGCGGTCGGATTCCTCAACATCTTCGCCAAACCAGTCAGTATTAGGTCTGCCAATAGCTCCCTGACTGACTTCTGAACTAGCTACAGCAATCGCCACGGCTAGTTATTCCCATCTTCCTTTGCCGGCTCAGGAAACAACATTCCGGCAGGAGGAGACAGCGCCAAATCGGCGTCGTTTAGCGGCAGGTCAAGACTGGCTAACGTAGCGGTAGGCGCGGCAGCTGGCGCGTAGGCAGGAGCGGTCGGTATGGCAGTCGGAGGCGCAAGATGCACCTCAACGTTGCCAACCCTGATGACGGCAAGCCTGTCACCAAAGAGCTTGGCCAGTGCCGTAATGGTTCTTACCGGCCGTTCTCCGTCTGCCACACATATCGGCTAATTGCTGCTATGCATCGCGTCAGGCGCCGGGTATGGCCAGGTCCTTTATCCGAGCGTGAGCAGCAACCCGGACCCTTTACTTATACGTTGTGAAGTAGTAGCTGGCTGCCTGCTACAGTATTAGTAGCAGCTTGCGCAACACCTACTCCTGGCACACGGCGGACGACGTAAATGGCTACTGAGCCCCCTGGCCTTGAGCTTTTGCCACTGTCAGTCTGAACTTGCATTGCCGTAGAGATGGACCACTGGGCCCACTAATCGTACTTTAACAGAACGGTAAATTATCCATACCCCTGTGGATAAGAAATCCATGTGATAAGGTCTTGGTATGCCTAAGCGGAGTGCAGTAGCCACTCATGACCCGTTGGTTTCGCTGGTGCCGCTGACGCAGGGGAAATTTGCCATCGTCGATGCTAGTTATGCTGACTTGGTGTGCCAATACTCATGGTATTTTGACCATGGCTATGCTGCGTCTAGGGTCTACGGCAAGAAGACCTACATGCACAAGCTTATTGGACAGTCGCTTGGCTTTGACGAATCTCTGCAGGTAGACCACGCGAATAGAAACAGGCTTGACAATCGCGTGGCTAACCTGCGTCCAGCTAATGCTGCTCAACAGGCAGCTAACAGCACGCGTAACGGCAGACTCGGCCTCCGCGGCGTCAGCATCGGAAATGCTACTGGTGAAAAGCCATACAAAGCAAGAATTAGATTTGACGGCAAACAGATTAACCTTGGGTACTTTGCTACGCCAGAATTGGCGGCATACGCATACGATGCAGCTGCAATCAAAGCCTTTGGTCCATTTGCCTTAACAAATTACCCTGTGTCTGACCTGACTCGAGCCGCAATTAAGACGCTACTCGAGTGTGCAGCTCTGCTTATGGAAAAGGGCCGCTCTTACGGAAACAGCCTTGACGGCGATGGGAAAGCGATTGAACGTATCGACAATCGCATCCGGGAAAAGTTAGACAGGTCTAAGGTGTCAGGGTTGACCGGAGACACCGCGATGGACGCGATAGGGTTGATTGCACTGCGCACTGCGGTTGCGAAGTGAGCCTGCATTCCGTCGGCTGGTTTTTCATGACAGCCACGTCCGCCTTAGCCAGCATCGCCGCCGGCCTAGAAGGCTTCTACATCGCCAGCGGCTGCTACTTCGTTTGCACAGCCATTGCCGCATACTTCTGCTTTGACACGGCACAGGAAGATGATGACGAGTAATGCCTAAGAAGCCCCTAGCCCTTAATTCACCAGCATTCAAGAAGCTACAGCGGAAGTGGTACAAGAAGCTGCAGCGGGAGGGATTCGAAGACGTGGAACGTTTCATGGACATGAACCAACTGCCAGTGTCTACAATGCCACGGCAGCACGGCAGCTTCCTCTACGACCCTGAGACTGGCGAAATCAGCGACGAAGCTGAGATTGTGCCGCTGGCTGACACCGACAAAGCCGGCTACTGGCGTGAAGTCGGCCGCAAGCAATCGCTCATGCGCCGCAGCGATAAGGACTACAAGCTGATTGCCACCTTCGCTGACGCCGGCAGTATGGCTGCAGCCGCCAGGGCCTGTAGCCTTAGCCGCAGCGAAGCCGAAAACCGCATCAAGGCATGGCTGCGGATGCATGACCTCAAGGAATGCACTGGCCTTAGCCGGGCCAAGCCGGAGCCTAAGCCGGAGCCGCTGCCTTGCCGCAGCTTGTCCGCTGCTGAAATTGCTAAGTTGAATCTCAAGCCGCCAAGGGGGTAACATGAAAGACCGACGGATTAAGGCTCTAGTTAAGAACAGGATAGACAGGGTCTATAAGTTTAGTAGCGTTTGCAGCTTTCTGCTTACCTTACTAGCGGTTTACAGGGCATGGATTGGAGACACCCAGGGGGCTATCCTAGACCTGGTTTGCGCAATTCTCTTGAGGATGAAATGAAGTTTGATTGTCCGTTGGATATCTTTGCGCATTATCTGAAATATCCTACGTCGTTTACTGCATACCTAAAGTCAAACGGATACCTTGGTTATGTAGACGCTGGACATAAGCGCATCTTTGCAATCTTTAAGGCAAAGCAGAAAGGGTAGCATGGCTGTCTACTGGTGCAACTTCCATAAGAACTATCACAAAGACCTAATTTGTGTGGATACGGCCGAAGAGCCTGTCGCTTACCCTGTTACTGACTTCGCTGACAGGCTCAGCGAGGAGGACGTGGACAGACTGAAGCAGCGTATCTTTGACCTTGAAGCTATTTTGAGTGCCATCCATGAACAAAGTAAACTTTAGCCTCCGCCACCTGCCACGGCCACACAGCCCCGAGCGCCGGCCAGGAAAGCGCCTGCGGAAGCTGCGGAAGCTGTTCCGCCTGCGCCGGCTCATGCGATTCACGTGGGCTTTGCGTAAGATTTGGGCTGCGGACACGTTGTGGCGGCGGCTAGAGATGCGCAAGGGATTGGACAACCAGATTGCCTGACCACGGCAAAGTAAAGCACCTGGCCCGTGCTGGCGTAGTAGCCGAGTCAGTCACAGCCACTGGCCGCAGCACAGCTGACTTACGAGCTAAGGTCAGGACAATGGTAGAGCGGGCTATTGTCCAGATGGCCGAAGTAGCCAAGCGGGAGTTTCTCAGCATCACTGATGTGGAGCTGCTGCAGAAGCTAAACAAGCTACTGTCAGAGCTGGAGCAGCCAGAGGACGAATCTGACCTGTCTAAATTAAGCGACGAGGAACTAGCGAAGCGTGCCAAATGAAGCCTGTACAAGAGCGACTATGGGGAAAAGTTGCCATTGGCAAGCCTGATTGGTGTTGGCAGTGGTTAGGAAGCACTAGGCTTGGATACGGACTAATCAAATACAACAACAAGACTGTCAGCGCGCATAGACTAGCATATGAACTAACCCAAGAAGCAATTCCGCCTGGGATGACAATCGACCACCTGTGCCGCAACAGTCTATGTTGTAATCCGTATCATATGGAAGTTGTTACCGTCTCAGAAAATAGCAGGAGACGGAACGCTGCTATTACTCATTGCCCCAAGGGGCATCCGTACTCTAGCGCCAATACTTACCTGTATAAGAAGGCGCGTCATTGTCGGCCATGTCATAGAGTAGCGGACAGGAACTATAGTGCCTCTAGATAAGCGTGTAGCCGAGCAAGAGCTTCAGCGCCGTCGAGCAGCTGCTTACTCAGCGTTCACACCTGAGGCTGTTTCTGACGGGCACAGTAAGCAGTTAGAGGCGCTTAAGTCGAATGCCCAAAACATGATACTCATGTGCAGCCGACGGGCTGGTAAGAGTTACCTGTGTTGTGCACTCCTGGCAATGACTGCGATTAAAGCCCCTGGCGCAGCATCCTGTTTATATCTCGCGCTTACCAGCGGACAAGCTAAGAAGATTTGGCGCAAGGTGTGGCGCCCGCTATGTCGCCGTTGGAAATTATGTGATTCGAAGTCACATAACGAAAGCGAACTAACTACTACGTTTCCCAACGGAACAACTGTAACGTTTGGCGGCACCGATGACCTGAGGCACGTTCAGTCTCTACTTGGTGAGTCAATGGCGTGTGGCATGGCGGTGCTGGACGAATTGCAGTCAGATCCTGGGCTAGCAGAGACTCTGGTTACCGATATTCTAGGACCGATGCTGGACGAAACAACCAAAGAGTTGCCAATTCCCGGTAGGCTTGTACTCGCTGGGACTGTCCCGGCTGTTGCTAGTGGATTCTTCTGGAACACATGGGTGAATAACTATGACGAAGATAAACAGGAAACAAAAGAAAACTCTGCGTGGTATTGCCTTGGGTGGGGACGCTCTGAAAACAACCACGAAACATTCTTTAAAGAGCGGCTTGCAGCCTATGTTCACAAGTATGGACTTCTCGAAACTGACCCCATCGTACAGCGAAACTGGTTTGGCAAAAGAGTATTCGACACCAATGCCACCGCCTACAAATACGACAGAGCAAAAAATGGCTACGTCTACCAGCCAGACGACAGCTTTAATCCAGACATGTTCCAGCCGGGAACTATCAAAGTCGCGAAAGTGGCTCCTGGTCTTGACACTTTTAGTATTGGCATCGACCCTGCTGCAAGCAGTGACCGCATGGCAGTTGTGCTATGGGGGTGGTCTTCTGCGGCTCCGGCTGGAATATGGCACGTCGGGGAGTGGGTCACAGAGCGAGCCGCAAATGCCCTCGAGTCGCAGTATCTCGCGGTGGTAGAAGCCTGGGTCAGAAAATACAACGTCGTAAGCATCGTCTGGGACCCAGGCGGCGCCAGCACTATTAAAGACCCTGCGTTTTTGTCCGAGTATAAGCTGGTGATTGAGCCAGCCAAGAAAGGCAAGGGCAGCAAGAAGGCTCGAGTAGACCGGCTCAAGGACCTACTTGGCACTGGCCGGGCCCACATCATGATTGGCTCAGCTCTGGAAGAAGACCTACAGAAGACCAGGTTTGACCCAGAGAAGCGGGCTATTGGAAAATACGAATGGACGGCCGACTGCCACCCAGACGTAGCTGACGCGGCTACCTATGCCCTGCCGGCGTACATCGAGGCTGAGAAGCGGGAGCCCAAGGTAAAACAGAATCCCATGGTAGCCGTCGGCACCGACGAAGATGAGAGACTGGCTCGAGAGGCCTGGAAGCAAACGAAGGTGGTGTATGGGCCGCAGGAGGAGATTGAGACGTTTGATGACGGCAGCAATTACGGCGGCCCTGTGGATAACAACGGCAGTGTGCTATAAGGAGGCTAGATGGTAACGCTACAGCATATCGCAAAGATTGCCCAACTAAGTCACATGCAGGAACAAATGATTGCTATGGCCATTGAGCTAGGCGTTGACAAAGACGAGTTTGTGCAGGAGGTAGCCCTTGGCTGGGATAAGCAGCTCGAGGCCTACAACGTCGTCTTGGCGACTGTTCAAGCTGTAAATAAAATCCTGACGTCTCCGGCGCCGGTCGATGGTGATAAAGGTGACGGCAATGGCAACTAACGGCGCGGGTAACGAAACTGTCCGCCTTAGCCCCAGCATTGCCAAGATTCTGCTGGATAAGTCGCCGAAGCATGCTTGGTTGGCGCATCGGCTGCTTGGTGGCCAGGGTAAGAAGCCGTCGGCTGCGCAGGTCAAAGGCAGCGCCGTTGACGCTATGGTATTTGGCGGCACGGTTCCCAAGCTGACGGCGGCTGCGCAGGAGGAAGCCGAGGCTATCGCTGGCTCAATCAAGGACGCGCTGCAGTCTCGAGGCATCGTAGGTACGCCGCAGTATCGCATTGAATGGAACAGTGACGGCACCGACTGCAGCGGCGTAGTGGACCTATTTAACTACAACGAAGGCCGCTTTTGGGAGCTTAAGACAAGCCATGATTTGTCTGACTACAATATCGTCAAGCAAATCGAGCAGTACCGCTATGACCTTCAAATTGCCGCCTATATAGAGGGCCTGAACGCGCATGAGCCTAACTTCGACCTTGACGCAGAAGGTACATTCATCTTTGCTGAGACGTCGCCGCCGTATGACGTTCGCTTCGTGTCAGTAACGCCTCGCATGCTCGAGCGAGGTAAGGCAGATTGGCGCGAAGCCGTCAGCCGCTGGAGCCAGTGCATGAAGTCTAATCACTGGCCTGGTCGTGGAGACTTCACAGCCGATGTGTCTGCTTGGCGGCAGAAGCAAGCCGCCGAGGAATGGCTTAAGGATTCTGGGATTGAATAAGGAGTAACCATGTTCAGAGCTATCGTAGCGATTGCGATTCTACTGTCACTTGGCGGCAGCGGACTATGTGTTAAGGGCTGCGTTTCTGGCTGCGGCGCAGACTACAGCGAAGGTGACCGAATTGGCAGTATCACTAAGTTCTCTAACAAGGGCTTGGTTATCAAATCGTGGGAGGGACAGCTCAACCTCGGCGGATTCGTTACCAAGCACTCCGACAAAGGTGATTCTTTGGTTGCCAATACCTGGAACTTTACCGTCACTAAGCCGGAGCTTGTGGATAAAATCCAGCATGCCATGGTTAGCGGCAAGCCGGTAAAGATTCATTATCGACAGTGGTTTAACTCGCCAATGTCGATGGATTCTAATTATGAGGCAGTGACAGTAGACGTTGTTAACTAACTTAATAAACCACCGTACAACAAAGGAACAATCACATGGCCGATTCATTTGCAGACCTGATGCCGAGCCGCTTCTACAAGACCGAAGACGTTGCGGATGCTCCGATTCAGCTGACCATCAAGGCAATCACCAAGGAGGAAGTCACGTTCCAGGGCAAGCAGCCTGAGAAGCTGACTATCGTCCACTTCAATGAGACTGACCGTCAGATGATTGCTAAGACGACTGTTCTGACGACGCTCAAGGACATGTTTGGCACTCCCAGTGCCTGCGTCGGCAAGCCGGTGGAGCTGTTCAAGGACAAGACCATGTTTGGCGGCAAGAAGGTTGACTGCCTGCGCCTGCGCGCGCCCAGCGCTGACCAGGGGACGGGATTCTAGTAGCTAACTAACCTGCAGGTAGGTCCCAGGTGCTGCCACTGGCTAAACAGGCAGCTTAGCCCCTGAGTTGGTCTAGCCTTGGCAGTAGCAGCGCTTAATGCTGCCAGGGATACTGCAAAGACGGTAACGACACTGGCAGGCCGGTTCGAATCCGGAAAGGGGCACAGTTGGCTACGGCAGCGGCAGACGGTGACTAGCTAGCGCTGGACCTGTCTTACGGGTGATACTGTAGACTGCCGTAGCGAACCCAATTTATGCAACTAGGTCTATTCGGCGACTACACAGTTTCAGTGGCTAAGGACAAGCCGCTGCGTCCGTACCAGCAGCGGGTAGTAGCCGAGGCTGTGTCAGCCATTGGCCTTGGCAAGTCGCCGCTAATCGAAATGGCCACTGGCACTGGCAAGACCAGAGTAGGAGCAGAACTTGTTAAGCAACTCAAAGATTCTCGAATACTTTGGCTTGCCCACAGAACGGAACTTATTCACCAAGCAACAGCTACGCTATCTGCGTTCCTGCAAGAGGCAGTGGGGCACGACTTGCCCGAGATACATAGCGGACCAGAACGGGTTGTGGTGGCGAGTAAGGACACCATTAGGCAACCGAAACGGCTCGAGCTTCTTACAAACTTCCGGCCGTTTGACGTAATCATCATTGATGAGGCACACCATGCAGCGGCCAGAAGCTACCAAGCAATCATTGATGCATTCCCTGCTGCTGTTCGTGTTGGATTGTCTGCTACTCCTGACAGGTTTGACCGCGCTAGGCTACATTGCTTCGACACAGCAACTACGCCCTATCGCATTGTTGACGCCATTGCTGATTCTTGGCTGGTCCCATTTAAGGCTAAGAGGGTAAGAGTTGACGCAGTAGACATTAGCGGGGTCAGTCTCGTTGCCGGCGATTTGGCAGCCGGCGAGCTTGAATTGGTAATGAAGTCTGAGGAGGCCTTGCATGGCTGCGCCAAAGGATTGCTCGAGTACGCCGGACATAGACCGACCATCGGCTTTGTGGCAGGAGTTGACCAGGCAAGCCGACTATGCGAAATCCTTAATCGATACCGTAGTCTTTGCGCCCGGTTTGTCACCGGCACAACGGACGGCAATGTGCGCCAAAGCCTGTTCCGTGATTTCGGACGCGCTTACCAAATACTTATCAATGTCGCGGTAGCTACTGAAGGAACTGACCTGCCGGCGGCGGCGTGTGTGGCTATGATGCGGCCCACCAAGAGCCGCGGGCTGTACGCACAAATGCTTGGCCGTGGCGGCAGGCCATTGCCAGGGCTGGAAGGAGTAACGGCAGATGAAAGACGGCTTTGGATACGTTCTAGCGGTAAACCTGACTGTCTGGTGCTCGACTTTGTTGGCAACACGGGCCGTCATTCGCTGGTTACAGCGTTCGACATTGCAGACGCTGACGCAGTTGTCGCAAAGGCAGCGGCTAAGCGGTACGCCGAGGGGGAGGTCATCGATGTCTTTGAAGCGCTCAAGATTGAAGCCGAGCGGGAGGAAAGCGCCAAGGAAAAGCGCCGCAAGAAAGCCGAGGCCGACGCAGAGCAAAGGTCCAAAATAGTCGCCAGCGTCCGGCTGTCTGTCACCGACGCACAGTTAATCGGCCTTGGCTGCGTAGATAAGCTACTCGAACCTACAGACCCTGTATTCCTGGAAAACCTGACACCAGGACAGGCGCAGGAGCTAATACGGCTAGGGCTGCCGACTAGCGTAATTGACCGGGACGGCAACGGCAAGGTACCGACAAAAGCGCAGGCCAGGCGAATGATTATGGACAAGCGCCAGGCTCTAGGATATGCTACTCCGAAACAGTTAGATTTCGTGAAACGGCATCGGCCGGACCTGTGGCGGGCTGACCTGACCAAGTCACAGGCTAAGGGAATCTTCCTGGCTCAGGTCAGAAAGTGGAACCGATGAAGGCAGATACGCGTGTTCTGACTAAGAAGCAGATGCTTGTCTACATCCTTGACGCCGAAGGTAACTCTCCTACCGAGATTGGCAAGAGGGTAGGAATGACGGCTAAGCGGGTATGTAACATCAAGGCTAGGCTACGGCAACTGGGTTTTGAGCCGGCGGTATTCCGTAGCCTGCGCAAGCGCCTGGACGAGACATCTACGGTTCCTGCGCAGCGGTCGCCGCTAGAACCGGAAGATGATGAGCTGCCAGACGCTGACGAGCCAGCCATCGCCGTTAGCCGCTGCAGCTGTGGATTAGTATTGCCGTGCTATCATGCTCCTATGTCGGCGTTTCGTAACTCTGCTAGTTATTGCCCTGACAAGGACGCTGACGCTACCGGTAGCAGGGAGGAATGGTAAGCGCTGACCAAGTCTCTGCAGCCAAGAAGAAATCGCTACTTAATCTGATACCCCGTGACAGGCTACTCAAGAAACGCGGCAGAGGCTGGCTAACTAACTGTGTGTTTCACGAAGACAAAACACCAAGCATGTCCCTTATCAAATTCGATGATGGTAACTGGAGGTTCAAGTGCTTTGGCTGCGGCGTCAGCGGCGACCCCATTAACTACCTCCAGAAGGATAAAGGAATGTCTTTTGTTGATGCAGTTAAATACCTGGCTGGAGAGGCGGAGAAAGCACCGATGAGCCCCAAACCCGTAAAGGTGTATGACTACTATGATGAAAAGGGAGTCTTGCTCTACCAGTCCTGCAGATACGAGCCTAAGACATTTCGGCTGCGGCGGCCCGATGAGGATAACCCGGGAAAGTGGCTCTGGGATATGTGTGGTGTGCGGCGAGTGCTCTACCGTCTACCCGATATTGCCGCTAAGCCAGCCGGTACCACGGTCTACTATGTGGAGGGAGAAAAGGACGTCGAAACGGCCGAGGCAATGGGTCTTGTGGCTACTACTCACGCTGGCGGCTGCCTCAGTTATCGGAGTGAGCTGTTGCAACCTGTCCGACACTTACGGATTGTGGTCGTTCCTGACCTGGATGACCCTGGTAAGCAGCTCATGCGGCGTGTATTTGCGGATGCTAGAGCCGCCAAGCAAGAAGTAGGCTTTGTCCTGCTGCCGTCTGAGCTTAACGGTAAGCCAGTTAAAGACATTACCGATTACTTTGCCGCTGGAGGGACTAAAGATGAGCTTGAAGCGATGGTTAAATAGTGGCTTTGGCGACGTCCTTATCGCTGGCTTGACCTGGGCGCTGTTTGTGAGGATTGCCCTGTACTTGCTTAAGGACCTGTAATGAAGCCGCGCAAACACATCGTAATTCCAGACTGCCAGGTCAGGCCAGACGTAGACTACAGCCACCTTAGCTGGGTCGGTAACTACATCGCAGCCAAGCGGCCTGATGTCGTGGTTAACCTTGGCGACTTTGCTGATATGCCTAGCCTGAGTAGCTACGACGTTGGCAAGGCATCAGCAGAAGGTAAGCGTTACGGCAACGACGTGGCCGCCACTCGAGATGCTATGCAACTGCTTATGACGCCAGTCAAACGCGAGAAACGGCTGCTACGCGGCAGGTGGAACCCAGAGCTAGACTTGACCCTGGGAAACCACGAAGACCGCATTGACAGGGAAGCTAACGCTAACCCTAAGTTTAAGGGTACGCTAAAAACAGCTGACCTTGGTTATGAGGAATGGGGCTGGAAGGTGCATCCGTTTCTTGAGGTAGCGACAATCGACGGCATCCAGTTTAGCCACTACTTCGTCAGCGGGGCGATGGGCCGACCAGTTAGCTCAGCTGCAGCGCTCCTTCGCCAACGCCAATCCAGCGCTGTTATGGGTCATGTGCAGCGTATAGACCTAGCCGTGCATAACACGACGCAGTTTGTGGCGCTGTTTGCTGGCATCTGTTATCAGCATGACGAGCCGTATCTGACTCCCCAGGGACAGAACACGAAGCGTGGTATCTGGGTCCTTAACGAAGTCAAGAACGGAACATTTGACCCATGCTTCGTTAGTCTTGAATTCCTAAAAAGGCGCTACTCATGACATTGCTAGACCATGTTGACTTCTTTCCGCCGGACAGCAATTGCTGGGAGTGGATTGGCTGCAAGAACACTAAGGGCTACGGCAACTATCGCGGTAGAGTCGCGCATAAACAGGTGTATGAGCATTTTCGTGGACCTGTACCGGCTGGCAATCTGTTAGACCATAAGTGTCGTAACCGTTCCTGCGTCAACCCTGGACATCTGGAGCCGGTCACGCCGCTGGAGAACACAAGGCGAGGCCACGGGAACGGCCGTAAGTCTGTCTGCCCGAGAGGTCATCGTTACAATGACAGCAATACGCGAGTTTATAAAGGACGAAGGTTCTGCAGAACGTGCAACTATTTGCGGAGGTATTCGTAATGGATATTAAAGACATTCATGTTGGTGATATTATAACAGACGGATCTGTTGACTGGTATGTAGTGTGTGTAGACGTCTTAAATAATGAAATCACAGCAGACGGTGCCGCCTATAACGGTACCGCCTATAGCGGGATGCGTAAGACAATGGCGCTTGGCACCTGGATTGGCTACGGATACAGTAAGAAGACGGCAGTTTCAGGATTGGCGCAGACGCTAGCTCAGCAACAGGCCGCGCAGAATCAAATCAACTACGGCTTCGGCCGCGGCATTCTTAACTGGCTTCCGTATCAGATGCCTGCGCCGCAGACAATCATCAAGCTTGACGACACTCCGCCTGCGCCGTCCAAGAAGACTCGCAAGCAAGTCAGCCACAACGGCAAGGACTGGGTAGATTACCGGCTGCTGCTTGATGCTGATGACTTTGAATCGTATGCACATCGGAGGGAAATCTAGTGGCCAATCGCACTGTCTGCATCTTCGCTGGAGCTCGTGGCAACCAGTACCTGTTCAATGACGCTGCCTGGCTGGCTAGCAGCCTTGTCACCTCTGGCTGGGACATCATCTATGGCGGCTCGAGCAAGGGCGTAATGGGTGCCGTCTGTGCAGCTGTCAAAGAGGCTGGCGGCAGAATCATCGGCGTACTGCCGCAGAAGGTGTATGAGCTTAACCACTACGACAAGTCTATCGAGATGCTAGTGGCCCAGACGATGTCCGAGCGGAAGCAACACTTCTGGGATAAGTCAGACGCCTTCATTTGCTTACCAGGCAGCTACGGCAGCATGGACGAATTGTTCGAAGTCTTGACTCTGACGAAGCTTGGCTACATGCCGCCGAAGCCGATTGTAATATTTAACAAAGATGGCTTCTACAATCCACTGATTGACTTGTTCGACAACATGGTGCGGCATGGGCTCATGCCTGACGACCGCGCAGGCCTGGTAAAGTTCTGTTCTACGCCTTGGATGGTACTGGATGAGGTTAACAAGGAGACCACATGAAAGCCGCTAACGAAGACTATCTGTTTAGTGACGAGCTTAAGGGGCTCAAGATTAAGTCTACTAAGTTCACGTCTAAGGAACTAGAACTGCATTTTACAGACGGCAGGAGTTTGCTTCTTAGGGTTACCAAGATGGCAGACGGCAAGCACTTGCTGGTGCCGTTTACGGTTATGGGAAACTGGTAGTGGAAGCCTCTGAATTGGCCAGGAAGACTGCCGAACGGGCTGCCCGTGACATCGGCATCCGCGAGAAAGGCAAGAACGCCG